CGCCGCAGCCCCAGCATCCCGCGCGGCGGCCCCGGCACCTCCGGCAGCTTCGGTGGTCTCACCCAGTTCGTTGTTCAGGGCATCAGCTGAAGCAGCCGCATCCGCCAGCGCGGTCTCGGCCTCGGTCCCTGTTCCGTTCACTGCATCCTTCAGCGCCTGCCAGCTGGCGAGCGGCCGACCGGCGGCGTCAGCCAGCATCCCTGCCGCTTCGCGATAGCCATCTGCCCGTGCGCGGGCGTCGTCGGCCATGGCACCGAGCCCGAGATCGGGCGGCTCGAGGTAGGTCCGCGACAGCGCTGCCGAGAAGGCATCGGCGGCGGCGGCACCTGCAGCGGTCGCGGCGCCCTCGAAGGGGTTGCCGATGCGGCCGAGTTCCACCGGGTCGAGGATGCCGATCCGCACGCCACCTTCGCCTGTCGCCCATTCCGGCAGCAAGGCCAGCGCCGCGTTCAGGGTCTCGATGAAGCTGTTGATGCGCGTTACGACGCCGTTCAGCATCGCCTCGACGCCCGAGATCAGCCCATTCGCGGCCTGGAAGGCGAAGTCGCCGATGGCACCGGGCAGACTGCCCCAGATCGCCACCGCTGCGTCATAGGCCCCCTGGAAGATCGCCGCCGTCCGGTCGCCGAAGCGGACGACGCCTGCGATGGTGCCTTCCAGGGCCGAGAGGCCCGCCGCCTTCAGCCCCTCCCATCCGGCCGCCATCTGCGCGAGGGCCGCGTCCAGCGCCAGGCCGATGCGCGACCAGACTTCGCGGGCCAGATCGCCGAGCAGGCGAAATGCCTCGCCCACGCCGCCGACCCGGGCCACCAGCTGCGAGAACTGATAGACCAGCTCGCCCGCGCCGACGATCAGCGCCCCGATACCGGTGCGGATCAACGCGCCGCGCAGGAAGACCAGCGCGGTGGCAAGGCCCCGAACCGAAAGGGCGGCGGCGGCCATTCCCGCGACCCAGCGCCCGGCCATGACGGCGGCGAAGGTGGCGGCATAGGACGCCAGCCTTCCAAGGTTGCCGATCAGCGTGTCGACGGCCGAGCGCAGGATGCCGCCATCCGAGGCCAGCGCGACGAAGGCCTTGGCCAGCGCCTCGATGGTCGGGGCCACTGCGACCGCGATGCGGTTCCGGAGACCATCGAACACGAGGGATACCGTGCCCAGCGCCAGTTGCGTGCGGCGGAGTGCCTCCAGCGCATCACTGTCCAGCACCGCCCCGAGATCGGAGGCCTGCTCGCCAAGCCGGGCCATTTCCGCGCCGCCGTTGCGCAGCAGCGGTAGCAGGCGTGTGGCGTCCGATGCCATCGCCTCCAGATAAAAGGTCATTTCCTGCTGGCTCAGGCCTGCCCGCTCCAATGTGTCGACGTAGAGCTGCAGCGCCTCGGGGCCGGAGAGGCGCGCGAACTGGTCTGCGGTAACGCCCACGCGCGGGGCCACGTTCTCGAAGAAATCCGCCATCGGCCCGCCGCCGGTCTGCAGGAAATCCCCGACCCGGTCGTTCACGTCCTTCAGGATGTCGGCCAGCTTCTCCTGCTCGATGCCGACCGTCCGGGCCCCAGCTGACCAGCGTTGCAGCGCCTCGGGCGTCGCATTGGCGACCTGCGCGAACTGCCGGATCTGTGCGGCACTCTCGGCCGTGGACCGGACGATCAGGCCGAGCGAGGCAGTCGCCGCCGCAGCTGCAGCCCCGAGGGCGAGGCCCGCGCGACGCCCAAAGGCGGCCAGCCGGGTGTTCGCCAGTTCCATTTCGCGCGACAGGCGGCCGAGGCCCTTCGCCCCGGCCTCGCCGACGCCCTCCAGTTCGGCACGCACGCGACGTCCGCCCTCGGCCACGAGGCGGACGGAGACCTTCTTTTCAGCCATTCCGGCGTCCTTCCATCTGCTCGTTGAGTTTGCGCACCATCACTGCCTCGATCTCGGGCAGCAGCTCGGCGGTGATCAGGGGCGCAATGCCCAGCGCCTGCGCCAATGACAGCGCCGCGCCCATGTCCCATCCGATGACGGCCCCCGGCGCGACGCGCAGCTGGCCGCCGAGGCGCTGGGTCAGGTCCCAGACCTGCCAGCCCTCGACGGTTTGCGGCCGGTTCAGTCTTGCGGGGCAGTCGGGGCAGGGGCCTGCGCAGGCCGCGCAGTAGCCGTCGCCCCCGCCGAAGGACCAGTCGGCGAGGGCGCGGAGGCGTTTTTTTCCTGATCCAGCATCAGGCCGCGGGCGACATATTCCGCCTGGAAGGCTTCGAAGACCGGCCAGATGTCGAGAAGGGCGTCGATCCCGGCCGGGCTGACGGGCATGAGGTTGCCTGCCTCGTCGCCGACGCCTTCCCAATCTAGGACCGCGCGGCGCGCGACAGCCTTGGCCATCGCGAGGGCCATGTCCTCTTGGCTTGACGCCTCCGACAGGTTGTCGATGGCCGGGTCGGCGCGCGCCGAGACCATCAGCGCGGTGGTCAGGGGGGCCACCAGAACGCGCAGTCCAGGCAGCAGGTCCAGCCATTCGGGCCGGTTCGACAGGTTCAGGCGGATCATGGTCAGTATCCTGTAACGGTGTTGACGAGGACGGCGGTGCACATGCGGGCGGGGCTGGTGGCGCGGGCGGCCTGCCAGTCGAAACTGGCCTGGATGCCCTGCGGCCCCGGGATCTCGATCCGCGGGACGGGCAGGTAGACGGCATGGGCGGTGAAGGTGAAGCTGGCATTGGCCCCGAGGCTGTAGGCGAACTCCAACTCGCAGGGTGTGCCGTCGATGGCTTGTGTCACCAGCGCCGAGTCCGCGAAGCGCACCTCGATCCGGCCGGTGAGCGCCGCCATGCCCGGGTCGGCGCCCTCGATCTTGCCGTCGTTGCGGATGGTCTCGATCCGGTCGAGACCGTTGGCGTAGGTGATCTCGGCCGAGACGACGTTGCCCAGGGCGGTGCCGTTCCGCTTCACCACCCCGTTGAAATGGCCGAAGCGCTGCAGGCCCAGCGCGGTCGGCGTGCCCGCGGCTGTGGTGGCAGCGATGGCCTCGCCCTGCGCGATGAGCCGGGCGGTCGCGGTCAGCAGCCCCGACCGGCTCATCTGCCACGACAACTGGTCCATCACGCAACCAGCGTACATCGCGAACCGCGGCACCTCGGGCATCGCTACTTCGATGGCCATGGAGGGCAGCGTCCAGTTCCCCGACTGGAAGGTGTGGGTCTTGGGCGTGGTCCCCGTCGTGGTCGGGGCGCCGAAAGCCGCCTTCAGCCAGAAGCCGAAGGCCTCCACATCGATCGGCACCACCACCTCGCCATCGGCGGTGACGGCGTCCTTGATCGGGGCCAGGGGATCACGGCCGTATCCGAGCAGTTCCGAATTCAGCAGCGGCTGTTCCGCGCCGAGCGTGGTGCGGGCGAAGGGCATCAGCCGATAGCCGCTGGCGGGCGGGGTGCCGTAAACCGTCTCGAACGCAAGCGCCATCTGCGCCCGCGCGCCGTGTGCGCGTGCCATTGGGGTCTCCTATGGATGTGGTGGTGTCAGGCCAGGGGGCCGGTCGTGGTGTAGTGCAGGACGACGGTGATCACCGCCGCCTTCAGGGCCGCGGCGCCCTCGACCGGCAGGTCGACCGAGGCCGGGGCTTCCGGTTCGATCCAGTCGCAGAGGCCGCCGAGCGTCCTGTCCGCCTCCAGCGCCGCGCCGATGGCTGCGATCAGGTCATCGAAAGCACCGGCCCGGCCGGTGCCCGCCGAGACGACGACCTCCAGTTCCGCCCGGTGCTGGTAGTGGTAGCGCAGGGGCGAGAGCGTCACCTCCGGCTCGCCCGGCTGGCCGTCGCGCAGGATGATCAGACCGGCAGTTGGGATCCGTTCGGGCAGGACCTCGTCGCGCAGGGTGAGGGCGGCAAGCGGCTGCAACCGCGCGTGCAGCGCGGCGAGGACGGTTTCGCGGGTGGTGGGCATTTTTCTTTAGCTGGCGGACAGTAGGGTGATGGGAGGCCAGACCTGTGCAGGTCTTTCTTTATGAAGGCATCAGCGGCTATGCTTTGCCCTGAAGTTGATAAGCGGAGCACAGGCATGGGCGTAGCCAGGACAATTCGCCAAGGCAATCTCGGCAAGCGGGCGCTAAGGCTGGCGGAGAAAGACGGCAAATTCTATGGGCTTGCCGATGGCAAGGTTTGCGTCGAGGGCACCGATGCGGATCGCGTCTGGCTGCAACTGCACGACGAAGCTGGCAAATCTGATCCGAAGTACTTCGGCTACCCGGGCGCCCGAAGCCGCTTCCTGAAGTTCTTCCCGAACGGTTTTCATTCAGAGGGCTATGCCGCCCAGGAGCGGGACTACAAGCTGGCCGCAAAGAATAAGCTGGATGCGACTGCCCCCCTTGAAATGGCGATAACCGGTTCAGGATTTGGCGAAGCGATCTTGTCGGTTTATCGTGCGACAAACATGCTTTCACCCTTCGAAAAGACGCGGTTGCAGGACGTATTTCGAGGCCCGAGTTCCGATGCCGTCATTCGGGCGGCCGCGGAATTCACCGAGAATGCGGACAAGAATAGCCTTGGCCGACTGGAAGCGGCCCTCAAGCCCCATGATTGCGCCAAGTGGACGGTTGTGACCTACCTGCCGTACCTCTGGCGCCCCGATAGACATATGTTTCTCAAGCCCGAGGTCACAAAAGACTTTGCTGCACGAGTGGGCCATCCCTTCGCGTACAACTACGAGGCGCGCCTGAACATTGATGTCTATGCCAGCCTGCTGGACCTTGTGGATCGAACCAATCGCGAACTATCTGATCTGGAGCCGCGAGACCGTATCGATATTCAGAGTTTCATTTGGGTAGTTGGAGACTATCAGGAAGATCGCGACGGCACCTACACCTGACGCCACCCCGCCACAATCCGCCCCGGCACCTCGTCGATAGCCCGCTCGGCATCCCGCGCCAGATCCAGTCGCTTGCGCAGCTTGACCTGCGGCACGAGGAGAAAGATCGGCACGGTGGTTAGCCCGCGTCCGGTCTTCGCCCGTGACGCCACAGCGCGCCCCTTGCTGTTCAACCGCCCCTCGGCCACCAGCAAGCTCGGGCCCCGGCGCCGATAGATGAAGCGCAGGCGCAGTCCCGTGCGGCGTTCCCATTCGCCGGGGCTGATGCGGCCACCGCGGGTGGATTTACCCGCGGCCGGAGTGGGGATGGCCAGCCAGAACCCGTTGCGTGACCGGATCAGCGGCCCGGTGTCATGCGCGCCGACGATGACAGGGGCGTTGGACCAGACCAGCGCCGCAGCATTCAGGCTTTCGCCGCCCTTGGGATAGGTGGCGAGCCGGATCGAGTTGCCGAGCCGGGTGCCGAGGCCCGCGCCAGTGATCTGGCCCCGCCAGGCAGATTTGAGGCCCGCGCCCGCCTCGCGCATGGCGATGGTGACGGCCTTTTCCCCGGCAGCGATTTCCGCCTGCATCATCGCGAGGATGTCAGGATCGATGGTGAGCTTCAGTTTCATCGGATCACGCCGGGCGCAGATCGAGCGTCCAGATCAGCCGTTCGCGGTCGCGCAGCGGTTCCCCCTGGATGACATGGCTGTCCGCGCCGATGACGATCACATCACCCGGGCGCGGGGCGGGCAGGTCGGCGACGCGCACATCCACCACCGTCGTGTCGCTGACGAAGCGGCCCGCTCCGAAGTCGGTGACGCGGTCGGGCGCGCGGCGGATGATGCGGATCGGGCGTTCCTCGGAGGTGGTGGCCGAGATCCAGAGGGCCGGGGCCGCCATGTCAGCCTGGGTGAAGATGCGGTCCATGGCGGCGGCGAAGACGGACATGAGTAGGCCCGTCAGTTCGAGCTGTGGACCCGGACAGCGAGCCGCGGCCGCTTGTTCACCGGCAGGATCGAGGCCTCGGTCATCACGTCGATCCAGCGGCCCTTCTCGTCGAGATGCTGGCGGGCGTAGAGCGGTAGGCCGATGGTGTTGGCGGTTTCCAAGAGGTTCGCCGGGCCGCCATAGGTGGTGAAGGTGTCCATCGTGCCCAGGGGGAAGGCGATCCCTTCGTTCGCGGGGACCAGCCGTTCGGTGGCCTTGGTCGAGAGAGTCACCGTGCCGGAATACTCCTCGAACAGGATCCCGGCGAAGGGGAAGTTGCGGCGGACATCCTCGCGCAGGGGCTGCGCGCCGGTCGAGGCGTAGAACTTGTAGGCCTCCTCGGTCTTCGGGTGCGCGATCAGCTTGTCGAAGAACTCGCGGCTGACCAGCGCATGGACCGAGGTCATGGCTTCGCCCAGCAGATTGTCCTCGATGGCCCGCAGCACCTCTCGGACTTTGCCTTGCACGTTGGTGCCAGCCGTGCCGAGAACGAAGTCCACCGAGATCTGCGCCAGGCCGAATTCGGTGAAGTAGTTGTAGAGGGTGGTCCCGGCCCCGTCCTTCACGATGCCGCGCAGCGCGTTCATCTCCATGTATTCCTGGGTCTGGGCATGCTTGCGCCGCATCAGAAGCAGCTTGCGGTTCATCACCTCGACGAGGGGATCGGCCGCATCGAACGCGCCCAGCGCGGGCTGTCCCTGGATATCGGCAGGCAGGACCACGTCGTCATGCGGGATCCACGGCAGGGCGAAGGAGCGCATGGACCGGCCTTCGCGGGTGCCGACTGTGGCTGGGCCGCCGAGGGGGACGGAGGGCAGAAGGCTAAGGACGCCCTCGTATTGCTCGATGATGACCGAGCGCTGGCTGACCCCTTCGAAGCGGAAGAGGCCGATCTGGGCGAGGCGCGTGTAGAGGTTGGGCAGGATGTTGATGGCCTGGGTCATCTCGGCCAGCGAATAGCCGCCAGCGTCGAAGGGATTGCGGACGAGGGTCATGGGGGATGCTCCGGGGGAATGAGGGGGATCAGACGCCGTCGCGGGCGACGATGCCTGCGGCGGCCAGCTGGCCGATCTTGGTGGTGATCTTTGCCCCGTCATCGACGGTGGCGTCGTAGGCGAGGCCCGCGCGCGAGACGATTGCCGGGCCACGGGCCACGACGATGCCGGTGGCGTCCGCGAGGGTTGCGTCCACGGCATAGAGGAGAACGGCCGAGGCAGTCTGCGCGCCATCGGTGCCGCCGCTGGTTGCCAGCTTGAATTTGCCGCTGGCGGTGATGCGGCCGAGGACGGCGCCCACGGGATAGGGCATGCCCGCGAGCAGCGTCACCACCTCGCGGGTGTAGTTCGGGTTGACCTCATATTTGAGGACATCGCCCATGCTGGGCGGTTCCGTCAGGACGGGCATGGTTCAGTCTCCGTGATGTTGGGGAAGGGGGCGCCCGATCTGGGCAATGGGCGCTAGCGCGAGGCGGCGGCCGATTTCTTCGCGGCCGTGACGATGGGGCTTTCCTTCGCCCCGGGTGCCGGAGCGGTGGCGATGATGCCCGCAGCATCGCTTCGCGCGGCAAGATCGGCCAAAACCTTGGCGCGCAGCGCTTCCGGCTTCACGCCTTTGGCGACCGCATCGGCGGCGTCGATCTGCATGCCAAGGCGGGCGGCCTGCGCGCAGACCTGCGCGACCTCGGCCGCCTCGGCGCGGATTGCTTCGGGCGACATCGCGGTCGCTGCCGTCTGCGGCGGTGAGATTGCCGCTGGCGGGGTCGGTTCCGGCGGGGTGCTGGCCGCAGGCTGCGCATGATCTTCGGAGGCGGTGGTCATCATCAGGCCCTTTCCTCTGGGGGTGGTTGTGCCGCGAGGTGCGGCGGCGAAAGCGCGGAAGGCGGTGATGGGATCGGCCACCTCGTCGGCAAGACCGGCGAAGACCGCCGCTTCGCCGCGAAAGACGGCCGCCTCGGTGCCCAGCGCCTGGCTTGTGTCGAGGCGGCGGCCGCGCCCTTCGGCGACGGTTTCGGCGAAGAGCTGGCGGAGGTCTTCCAACTCGCCTGCGATCCGGGTGCGGACGGCCGCTGGCAGGGGCTGATAGGGATTGGCATCGACTTTTCGGGCCCCGGCATGGAGCAGCGTGACGGCGATCCCCTTCTGGTCGAGCGCCCCGCTCATGTCGCTGTGCATGGCCACGACGCCGATGCTGCCGACGGCCCCGGTGCGCGGCAGGATGATCCGGTCGGCCTGGGAGGCCAGCGCATAGGCGGCCGAGAGTGCGTGATCGGCGACGAAGGCATGGACTGGCTTCTGCGTCCGGGCGGCCCGGATGCGGTCGGCGAGATCAAAGGCCCCAGCCACCTCGCCACCGAAGCTGTCTATGTCGAGGGCGATGCCGCGGATCGCAGGATCGGTCAGCGCCGCCTGCAGCTGCGCCGCGATCCCTTCGTAGGAGGTCAGGCCCGAGGATTGCCCGATCCACGCCCCGCGGTGCACCAGCGTGCCCGCGATCTCGATGACCGCGATCCCGTCGACGACTGCGAAGGGCTGACTTCCGTTCCGTGCTTGGCATTTGGTCAGATCATCCCCGAACAACGACGCCCGGACGGACAGGCTGGCGGCCTCCTGCGCTTCGGCGGCGATTTCGACCCCCTCGACACTGATTTCTCTGCCGGTGATCCGAGGGCCAAGCCCGGTCAGGAAGGCCAGCGCCTTGGCCGGATCGACCATCAGCGGGGTGTTGAAGACGCGCTGGGCGATCTGGGTGTGATGCATCATCCTTCCTCCGCAGGCCGGGGTTCCCGGTCCTCGCCATCTTCTTCCTGATTGCCGTCGTCCTGCTGATCCTGTCGCTGGCCCTCGGCATTGCCCGGCGTCGCGCCGCCACCGGCCGCCTGCGCGGGCGACCCCGGCCGCCGGAAGTCGAGACCCAGCTCTGCCTCGCGTTTGCGTTCGGCGGCGATTTCCCTATCGACCTGTTCGGCGTCGTATCCCCGCTCCGCGATGGCCTGCGTACGGGATTTGAGACCCGCCTCGATCTGCAGAATCTCGGCCGCGGTATCCTTGGCCGGGTCGATCCAGTCCCATTTGGTGGGCAGCCAGTCGCAGGCGAGGTATTGCCGCCGGTCGGTAGCATAGCCCGGCAGGTCGATGGCGCCTGCCAGCACGGCCATGTCCATCCAGCGCGTCCAGACCGCGCGGCAGAGCTGATAGACCATCACCGAATGCTGGAAGGCCGAGATCCGGCGGCGGAAGTCGACGAGCGCAATCCGGGTGTTCGAGAAGTTCCCCTTGGCGGTGTCGCCGGTCAGATAGCCATAGGGCACGCCCAGCGCCGCGCCGATCTGCAGGAGCGTCCGGTACTGGAACGGTTCATAGGTGGACCCGGAATCCGGTGTCGAGGGTGTGGTGACATCCTCGCCGGGGTCAAGCCGTACCACTTGGCCGGGTTCCACCTCCAGATCGTCCTCGGCGGGATCGAGGGCGGTTTCCGGGGCGGGCGACGTGATGAACATCGCGAACATCGCCGCGGTCTTCTTCCGCTCCAGCTCCGCATCGTCATAGAGGTCCAGCGTGAAGAGCTTCACCACGGCAGCCGCAAACCGCGACACCCCGCGCAACTGGCCTGCCTCCACCGGGTCGAGGATATGGATGACCTCAGACACGGGCACGCGCACGGTTTGCCCTGCCAGCCCCGGATCGGTCATGTCGCCCGGGTGGCGGCGCAGGAAGTGGTAGGCCACGCGCCGCCCGATCCCGTCAAACTCGATGCCCTGACGGATCGATCCCGCGCCGGGCAGCGCGCGGGTCATGTCCTGGGGCAGCATTTCCGAGGGCAGCATCTGCAGCTGCATCGGCACGGTCAGGCCGTCTTCCGGCCGCCGTGCGCGGATGCGCAGAAAGACCTCGCCCGCCAGAAACACCTCGCGCGCGGCCCTGCGCTGGAGGCCGAAGAAGTCGGTCAGTCCCTCGGCATCGGCCTCATCCGTCCAGGCCAGCCAGAGCTTCTGCAATTCCTCCTTTTTTGCTGCATCCGCGATCTTTGACGAGGGCTTGATGCCGTCGCCGACGACATGGTTGGCAAAAGCGTCGACTGCGTTCGCGGCATAGCCATTGTTCCTGACCAGCCAGCGGGCCCGGGCGGTGATGGTTTCCCCCGAGGCCGCAATCAGCGTGTTCACATGCGCCCGCGTGGCGCGGAACCCGCGCATGCGGCGGTGGGACTGCGCGGCGTCGAACCCGCCAATGATGGACCCGAGCCGTGCGCGGAAGGTGTCAAGCACCATGGTCACAGACCCTTGGTCGTGACGGTGCCCCAGCGGCGGCGACGCGGGGCGGCCGAGGCGGTAGCGATCCGGCCCTCCAAGTCCCGAATGGCTGCGGCCAGTTCGGCGTCCGAGCCGTAGGTCACGGTTTTGCCGTCATAGCTGACGCTGCGCAGCCCGGCGAAGCGGGCTTCCTGCAGCGCGGTCAGCAGAGCCTGCATGCGGTCGAGATCCATCAGTCCCTCATGAAGTTCGGGGTGTAGGCCCGCCGCTTCCGGCGTGGCGTGGTCAGCGTTCCGGCCTTGGGCTCGGTCGGGTCTTGTGTGGCGATGTCAGTTGCGGTGGCCGTGGGCATGCGCGTTTCCACGCCAGCCTGCGCCTCGAGCCGCCGCCAGGTCGCCTCGTCCCACCGGTCGGCACCAAGGATCCACGCCGCCGCGCGGGCATAGACCCGACAGTCCAGCGCCTCGTTTCGTTCGCGCATCTTCTGCCATTCCTGATGGGCATAGCCGCGCTTGTTGCGGATCGTGACCAGCTGTTCGGCCACCAGCTGCTTCAGCCATTCGGTGTCGGCCCAGCCGGGGATGTGGATCGTGCCGGGGGCATCGAGGGCGCCCGAGCCGCGCGCCTCGTCCGATGGACGTTCGATCCGCAGGAAGCGGTAGGTTTCCGCCTTGAACGTCGCCGTGGCCACCGACCAGAGTCGTGCGCCGCGGCGCAGGCGGCGCCCAGCCACGGTCGCGTCCACAAAGGTCGGGCCCGAGACCGGAGCCGATCTGTTGAACCCCTCGAGGCCCTTGAGGGGCGCAACCTGTTCGAACCCGACCTTGCGCGACCAGGCGTAGACCGCCGCCGCCTCATAGCCGGTATCGACGCCAAGCCGTGCCACCGTCATGAACGCGCCGTTGGCGTGCTGCCAACTGCGCCCGAGCAAGGCGGTCAGCTTGTCCCAGGCGGCGGGATCGTCAGGGCCGCCCGGAATGACGATGTGATCGACAAGCCAGCTTTCGAGGCCCCGGCCCCAGGCCCAGATATCGACCTCAATGCGGTCCCTCTGGACGTCGGCACCGGCCGTCAGGAACAACCCCGCCATCGGCACGGTGCCCGGCTTCCAGGCTTCCCGCCGATCTGCCAGCCGCTGCCATTCCGGCGCATCGCCCGACTCGACCCATGTCTCGCCCAAGAGCGTGTTGCGCGCGGCGCGCAGCGTCTCGTCCGACCCTTGGGCCGCCAGCCATTCCCGCGCGACGTCGGACCAGCTTTTCCAGCCCAAGGGCGAGTAGAGCGCCGAAAGATGGAAGCCGATGGCCTTGGGATCCTTGGAAACCGCCGTCGCCCGCCATTCGCCCTTGGCCAGCATCTCGGTCTTGTGGTGCTCGGCGATGGGGCGTTCGCAACCCTCGCAGTGATAGGCGGCCGTTTCCGGCTTCCCCTTCGCCCAGCGCAGGCGGTCGAATTGCAGCCATTGCATGGTGCTGCAGTGGGGGCAGGGCACGAAGTAGCGCCGCTGGTCAGACGCCTCGAATTCCCGCTCGATCCGCGACAGCCCCCGGATCGTTGGGGTCGAGACCATGAACACCTTGCGCCGGTGCGAGAAGGTGGTGGTGCGCGCCTCGGCCAGTGTGACCGGGTCACCTTCCTCGTCGGCCGAGGCGGGATAGGCATCGACCTCGTCCAGAAACACATAGCGCGCAGGCATCGACCGCAGGCCGGTGGCGGAATTCGCCCCGGTCAACACCAGGATGCCGCCGGGAAACTCCTTCGACAGCATCGAATTTCCGGCATCGCGCGACCGGGCCGGGTTCACCCGTTCGCGGAGCGCCGGACTGTCAGCGATCAGTGGATCAAGGCGGCCCCGCGAGGTGCGTTTCGCCAGTTCCAGGCTCGGCAGCACCGCCAGCATCGGCCCCGGCGCGTGATGGATGACGAAACCGATCCAGTTGTTGCCCGCCTCGGTCGCGCCCACCTGCGCGGCCTTCATGAAGGTGATGCGCTGGGCCGGATGGCCGGGCGAGAGCGCATCCATGATCTCGCGCAGGTAAGGGGCCCGGGCGGTGCGATAGCGCCCCGGTTCGGCCGCGCCGCGCGACGACAGCCAGCGATGCTGATCCGCCCATTCCGACACCGTCAGGTTCGGATCGGGGCGGAGGCCCTGTCGCCAGACCCGCAGCAGGTCCTCGGCGCCGTCGAAGCCTAGATCGAGACCCGTGGTCAGGTCGTTGTCGTCATCCTCATCATGCAAGCGAGACCCGGAGGTCGGCGAGGGCGTCGAGCTGTTCGCGGACATGGGCTTCCAGCACCCTCTGCATGATCGCGGTCTCGATCGTCACCGTTGCCCCGGATTGCCGTTCCACCTCCGCCGTGATCTGCGCCGCCATCAGCGCGGCCACCCGTCCGGGCCAGGTGACCCAGACATCCCGTTCTTGCCGAGCCAGGCGAAACACCAGCGTTTCCGCCCTTGCACGGTCCACCAGCGTGCCCTTCTTCTTCTGGACGGCCAGCTGGCGTTCCTGCGCCGCATAGACCGTCAGCGCCGTGCGCGCCTTGATGTAGGAAGTCGTATCGCCGGGGCCGCTGGCCAGCCCATCCCCACCCAAGCTGCGCCGCTGCTGGTCGGGGTCCGTCATCTCCGCCCGCCGCGCATCCGAGGCCGCGGCGTTGATCGACCCGTCGTCATGGACCACCAGCCGCCCGTTCTTCCGAGCCTTCTGGACCCCGCCGCGCGACAGACCGGAATGGGCCGCGTACTCGCGTTCGCTCATGCCTTTCATGGCGCCGTGAAGCCAGTCAAGATATTGAAAATAAACAAGAAAAGACAATCATTCCCGTTGATTGTCTCCCCCTCCGGAGCGATTCTGCGATCAGGAACTCACCCCTGGAGCGGAGACCGGACCATGACCAAAACTGCCAAACCCACCTCCACCGCGCCCGAGGCGCTGATGCTCGACATTGCAAAGCGCCACTTCCTCGTCGAGACGCTGGACACTCGGAACAGCGATGAGCTGGATTTCCACGACATCGCCGTCTGGTCGATCCGTGCCGCCCTGATTGAGGCCTATGCCGCGGGCCTCGCCGCGGCCCGCCGCTGAGGGGGCCAACGACATGACCATGGCCATCACCACCATCCGCATCGACTATTCCACCCTCCCCGAGGGGTTCGATCTGAGCCGCCCGGACGCCATTGCCGGGGTCATCGAGCAGGCGCTGCGCGAGAGCGGGATCCCGGCCGAGGCCTCCGACGTCCTGTCGCACATCAAGATCGAACTGCCCACCGCCCAGCTTGGTGCCGCCAGTCGCGCGCTGGCCGAGATGCGGCTGATCTGACCGGAGCGATCAGAAAGCACTGATATTGCTCCGATTTGCCTACGATCATCCGCCCGACAGAGCGATGGTGTTCGCACCAGAACGATGCAACTCAGCGAAGGATACCCCGCCATGACGACCCGCCGCAGCGCCGACAACTCCAAAGCCCTCGACGCTTTCATCGCCGCCAAGGCCGAGATCGACGTGATGCTGGAGCGCCTGAAGGCCCTCAGCAACGACCATTTCGAGACCCACCCCGACGAGATCCATTGGGGGCATGTCGGGACGCTGAAGCACTACGCGAGCCTGCTGCGCCAGATCACCGACAGCGCCTTCAAGGAAGGCGAACACGCCGCCTGACGCGCCCACCCGGCGCAACGGCCGCCCCGTCCGAGGACGGGGCTTGCCTCCGTAGAAGGCGCGCACACCGCGCGCCCACAGCCACGGAGGCCCCGATGACCACCCCGTCCGACACTCAATCCCTGATCCTGTCCCGCGCCGCGACCCGGCCCGGCAATCTCGCCCTGCCGCTGCCCGAGGGGCTGGTCGGCGCCGCCGCCAAGATGGTCGTCGGCAAGATGATCGCCCGCGGCTGGCTCGAGGAGGTCGAGGCCAACCTGCGCCGCAGCGAACCGATGTGGCGCGAGACCGGCGACGGCCACGGCACCACGCTAATCGCCACAGAGGCCGGGCTGGAGGCCATCGGGATCGAGCCGGTCGTCGCGAGTGCGGTCACCAACGCGCGAATGGCCAAGCCGAAGCCCGAAGTGGAACGGACGCCTGACGACACCGCCACCGCAAAACCCGTCGCCATCCGCGCTGGCACCAAGCAAGCGCAGATCATCGCTATGCTCCAGCGCCCCGAGGGAGCGACCGTCGCAGAGATGGTCGACGCCACCGGATGGCTTGCACATACCGTGCGCGGCTGCATCTCGGGGGCGCTGAAGAAGAAGCTGGGCCTGCCCATCGCCGTGGAGAAGGTCGAGGGCAGGGGGACGGTGTATCGTATAGTGTGACGACTCGAAGAGCCCATATTGCATGATGCTGCAGCACGGTCGAATGCCCGCTACGCAGATTTCTTCAAACGAACAATTATCTCGGGGCTGTCGCTCATTAGAGGTTCTCGCTTCCAGTTTCCGAAGGTCTCCGACACGACCAGCCCGTTTTTGACCGCCAGCGCCTCTATCCCAGCTAGGTCAAGAAATCGTAGCGTGCTTCGTGACATCAAAGTCTCGCTCTGGTCACTGAAGTCGTAACGCTCTTCGAACGTCACGCAGTCGTCGCTGACGCTCAAAACGTTGTGGGTGATTGCAACGGTTCGACCTCCACCAAGTTCGAAAGGAGGTGCAGCATGGTCCGGTGTCCAACGAAGCCAAGGTCTGGTGGCACGATTGCGGGTCTCGAACCAAAATGATCCATCGCGGCTCAGCCGCTGTTCCACTGCCTCGAAAAGTGCTGAGATCTGGCTGTCTTTCAAAAGACACTGAAATGCGTGGCCGGTCATGATCACGGCGTTGACACTTAGATCAATGGCTAAATCGGTAACAGAACCGGTGACCCAATTCACCGATCGACCCGTATCCTTTTGCGCTGCTATGGCAACCATTTGTGGGGCGGGATCGACCGCCGTAACCTCATATCCGCGATCTGCAAGATCGAGTGCGAACGTACCTGTACCGCATCCGATATCCAGGAGCGCAGCGGGTGGTTCTGGCAGTTCGCCGATGTAAAAATCAAAGTCCTCACGCGACCGATTTATCGCATCATAGACTTCAACTAGTTTTCGGTTTTGATACAGAGCGTCCATTGACCGAGATCTACAAAATTGGCGCCTGTGACGGAAGCCCACATTTGATTTTGAGCAACAAAGGTCCACTTCGTGCGCATTGATGACCTTGGGCGTATCCGGCGATGTGGTCAAGCACCTCACAGCCGCATCGCGCGCCGCCCCGTCGCCATCTCCCACCGCCGCACGGCAACGTCGCAGTAGACCGGGTCCAGTTCCACCGCGCAGCAGCGCCGCCCGGTGCGTTCCGCGGCGATCAGCTGGGTGCCAGAGCCGCAGAAGGGTTCGAACACCAGGTTGCCGGGGGCGGTGAAGGCTTCCAGAACCGCCTCGACCAGCGCCACAGGGAACACGGCCGGGTGCGATCCGGCCGCGCCCAACCCGCCCTTGTGGCGCATGATGCGGAACACGCTGTCCGGGATGCGGTGGCTCTGGATCGCGTTGCCGGTGCCGGTCTTGCGATTGACCGTGCCGTCGGCCCCGCGCAACCCGCCGCCGCCGAGGGTTTCGCCTGCGTGCTTGCTTTCCACGGTCTTGTTCGGCTTCCGCGGCTGGTGGTTGAAGTGGAAGATGAACTCGTGCGAGGGCGCCAGACGCCCGTTCCAGTCGCCGGGCAGGCCGGGTCCCTGGTCCCAGACATACCAGCCGAAGCGCCGCCAGCCCTGCGCGCGCATCCAGTCAACCCAGCCCTCCCAATAGGGGATCCACTCACCATCGCGGTGGACGAGGCCGAGGTTGACCAGCAACTGGGCATCGGCGGTGACCGGCGCTGCGGAAAAGACGCCCTGCATCAGCGCATCCCAATCGCCGACCTTCTCCTTCGCCGCGCCATAATCGCGCTGCTGGGCATAGGGCGGCGAGGTGAACAGGAGCGAGGCCTGTGCCCCGTCCATCAGCCGCGCCACCACGGCCGGATCGGTCGCATCGCCGCAGATCAGGCGGTGTTCTCCCAGCGCCCAGATGTCACTGGCCTGCGTGATCGGGTCGGCCGGGGCGTCCGGGATCACATCGGCCGCGTCGTCGTCAATCGGCGCGCGGTCGTCGGCATCGGTCAGCAGGGCGTCCAGTTCATCTTCGGGGATCCCGATCAGACCTAGGTCGAAGTCCTCGGCCATCAGCCCGCGCAATTCCTCGAGCAGCAGCGCCTCGTCCCACCCGCCCAGTTCGGTCAGCTTGTTGTCGGCGATCCGGTAAGCGCGCCGCTGTGCCTCGGTCAGGTGACCCAGCACGATGACCGGTGCCTCGGTAAGCCCGAGCTGCGCGGCGGCCAGGACGCGGCCGTGCCCCGCGATCAACTCGCCATCGGCCGCGACGAGGCAGGGGAGGGTCCAGCCGAACTCGGCCATGCTGGCGGCGATCTTTGCCACCTGGTCGGCGTCATGGGTCTTGGCATTGCGGGCATAGGGGCGGAGACGGCCCAGCGGCCAGTGCTCGATCCGGCCGGGCAGGAGGAGCGCGTTCATGCCGCGAGCCGCCTGGCCTTGAGCGCGGCGAAGGTCTCGCCGGTTTCCGACAGGACCGCCTCCTGACCCGTAAAGGACTGCCAGCGATCGACGGCGACATCGACATAGGCTGGGTTCAACTCGACCCCGAAGCAGACACGCCCCGTCGTCTCGGCCGCGATCAGCGTGGTGCCCGAGCCCATGAAGGGTTCGAACACCGCCTGACCGGGGCTGGAGTTGTTCAAGATCGGGCGGCGCATGCATTCGACCGGCTTCTGCGTGCCATGCACGGTGTCGGCGTCCTGATCCCGGTTTGCGATCTGCCACAGCGTGGTCTGCTTGCGGTCGCCCGCCCAATGCCCCTTGCCCTTGGCGCGCACCGCATACCAGCAGGGTTCGTGCTGCCAGTGATAGTCGCCGCGGCTGAGGACCAGCCGGTCCTTGGCCCAGCTGATCTGCGACCGGATCGCGAAGCCCGCGGCCACCAAGCTCTCGGCCACGGTCGCGGCATGCAGCGCGCCGTGCCAGACATAGGCGACGTCACCGGGAAACAGCGCCCAGGCTTCGCGCCAGTCGGCCCGGTCGTCGTTCAGCACCTTGCCGGTGCGTTTCGTTTTGGCCGCGCCCGCCTGGTTGCGCCAGGAGGGATCATACTCCACGCCGTAGGGCGGATCGGTAACCATCAGCAGGGGGCGCACATCACCAAGCAGCCGCCCGACCACATCGGCCGCGGTGCTGTCGCCGCAGATCAGCCGATGCGCGCCCAGTTGCCAGAGGTCGCCCGGCACGGACACCGGCGTGACTGGCAGGTCCGGAACGTCGTCCTCACCCTCTATCGGGCCATCCCCGCCCAGCGCCTCCGGATCCCGCAGCAGCGCGCCAAGCTCATCATCGCTGACGCCGAGCAGGGTCAGGTCGAAATCCTCGGCCAGCAGTCCCGCGATCTCGTCGCGGAGCATGGCCTCGTCCCATTCGCCCAGTTCCGTCAGCTTGTTGTCGGCGATCCGGTAGGCCCGGCGTTCCGCCTCGTCGAGATGGCTGAGCCGGATCACCGGCACCTCGGTCAACCCGAGCATCGTGGCGGCCAGCACCCGACCATGGCCCGCGATCAGCTCGCCGTCGTCGGCCACCATGCAGGGCACGGTCCAGCCGAACTTGGCCATGCTGGCGGCGATCTTCGCCACCTGGTCGTCGCCGTGCATCTTGGCATTGCGGGCATAGGGGCGCAGCCGGGCAATCGGCCAGGACTCTACCTGGCTCGGCGCGAAGACGAGGTCCAT